TATGGGGTGCGTATGTAGTCTTTAAAGGTCTTGTAATCCACTTTAAAGGGTCGCCATCTCCACTCCACATATCATGGTTTCCAGCTACAATAAATATCCAATTAGTGTAATTAACTAGCCACTCAGTTAATTGCCATGCTTGTTCTGCTGATGTAGTTTGTTCTGCCCAAAGACCTGCAAGTTTAGTTCTTCTTGCCCAATTATTTTGTAAATCACCTACGTTACAAGCATACATACCATCAGTTTTATTTGTTATATCTAAATGTTTAATAACACTAGGCATATCGCAACCATCATCATCAATGTGAGGGTCGCCCATAATATAAAGGCCGATGGGTTTATCATCTTTTATTCTTATGTTTAAAAATTCTTCGTTTCTTTCTCTTTTCTCTTTACGATTAAAAGTATCAACTCTAAGTTTAACTAAATCTTCTGTTGATATTTCTTCATCATAAAATTTATTTTCTACTTCAAAGTTTTTAATTTTGCTTGGCGAGTTTGTTTTTTTGCCACAATCTCTACATTCATACCTTTGTGGTTGTCCTACAATGTGCTTATCTTTACCCCTTTTAATTAAATGTGTTGATCCACAAGTTGGACAGGCTAACATATTCCCATCACTATCTAATTGCAAAATGTCTACATTAGAAAAGTTACCACCCTTATTTATTATCGCCATTCTTTTCTTCTTCCTTGATTAAGTATTCCAAATACCATTTTGCTTTTTTTAAATCAGACAAAGGAGTGCCTTTATGTGGAAAACGAGTAACGTACTTTATGATATTTCCACGAACATAATCCATAGACCAGCTACGAATGTACTCAGTTGTTTCAATTCCCTTAGTATAGTGTTCAGGTCTATTAATAAGGTCTGTTTTCTTGTCGCTGCTCATCTATCTTTTGTTCAACCTGATTCCAAGGAATCGGCAAATAATCATCTTCCCAAGTTATAGCACCATAAAGGTAGTCTTGTCTAGTTTCAATCCTATCTTTAATGCGAAATTTGGCATGTTTATCAATAGTATAGATGGCATGTATAATTTCCATTTCACGAAGCGTGTATGGAACATTGCTACACATAACTATTTCTCCTATGTTAACAACTTAATACAAATAAAAATTATCAACACTATAGTTAAAAGCTCAAAGATACTAACTTCGGGCTTTAGGTATTTGGTTTTTATTTTATAAAAAAACCAATTAAAAAATTCAGGCTTTACAATAATTACAACTCCTATTAGCAAAGCCAATAGTAGTGCTTCTTGTATCATTGCGATAGAGGATTATCTGATCTTGCTTTCATCTCATTAACTTTAGCATTTAATACTGCTATTTCAGCTTTGTTAATGGCAATGTCTGCTGTCAATGGTTTTATATCTACTGTTTGTCTAGCTTCTAATACTTCTACTCGTTGGATTAACTGTCCTTGATAAACAAATAATCCACCTAGAGTTATTACTAGACCTACAGCTCCTGTTATTACTTTAATATCCACGAATCCTCCTTAGATGTTCTTTTGCTCGTATTGTATTATCTATAGATTCCTGAAGAATTTTTTGGTTTTTCGCCATAGGGTCGTTATATACGATTTGATTCTCAGCATATATATCTCGCAAATCAATATATTCTCTCTGGTCATAATAATTACCTCCATCAATAACTAATTGATTGTTAAATATATTATTGTTGGTTTGACCATAATTGTCTATAGAAATATTACTTTCCATAGCTTTTGCTACTATAAGAGAGGTAGCTATCAGTCTTTGATCTACTCTTTTAAGTGTTTCATTTACTTTCTTTTCTATAGATTCTATTGAAATAGTTTCAGTATTGACTCTAGGGTTTCCTTCAGTCCTGCTTTCTTCCACCGATTCATCTCTGCTTTCGATATTTTCTTCGTTTGCAGCAACTGTTTCAGTTCCTCCATTTCCTCGTTCACTATCTGTTGTTTCTCCTTCTCCGAGAGTTTCATCTACTTCTTCAGTAGCAACTGTAGTTTCTTCTTCAGGTTCAACAGGAGCATTTTCAGTTTGTTCCACAGCTTCAGGTGTAGTTTCTGCAACTGTGCTTTCTCCTGAAGGCTCTGCATTAACTCTTTCTTCACTTTCTCTTGGTGTTTCTCCATTTCCTGTTCTGCTAACTTCTTCTGTTGTAACTTCTCCAGCTCCTCCTTCGCTAACCTCTTCTCGTACAGGCTCTGACTCAACGACTCTGCTAGAGTTAGGGGTTTCGACGATGGTTTCTTCTGCGAAAAACTCTTGGATAACTTCGCCTGTTGGCGAGTTGTTAAAACTTTCTGTTGTTTCAATTCTTTCTTCAAAGCCTTGGACTTCTGCTGAGAACGATTCGATGGTCGCTGGTTCTTCATAAGCTACCTCCATAGGTATTTCTTCAAAACTCTCAATAGGTGGGAGTTCTGTTAATTCTATTGTTTCTACAGGTTCAAAAAATACATTAATAATTCCTGTATTTATTTCTTCTGTTGCTATTTCCTCAAAATATAGTTCTTCAAATAATTGTGCCACCATTTCAGGTTCTTCAAACACCTCAAAAACAAATTCTTCTAGTGGTATAAATTCTACTGTTTCTATTTGATTAGTTAGTGTTTCTTCTATTTCCTCAAATGCTGTGGCTATAATTGCTGTTTGAGTAGCAGTTAAGACCTCATCATCATAAGTCATAGTAACCGATATATTATCTACATTAGGGCCACCAAGATTAGCAGGACTATTAGCATCAGACCCACTAATAAAAAGATTTCCAATGTTGCTACCAACACCTGTATACGAGATACTATCTGTAAAATCTTTGCCATTAATTCCTGTAACATTAGTTCTCTCCTGCGTTGTTGTAGCTAGTACATTGCTATCTGAATCTCTAATTTGTAATCTTATTGTAAAGGTGTCAGCACCACCTGATCCTCCCCAGCAACCTGAAACACCACATTCTCCATTCTGTACTTCAACAGATGAGTTAAGAGTAATGCCATTATTAAGCATAGGTTGTGTGATCGTGTTAGAGAGTAAGTCAAAGGATTGTTCTATGCTCCCACTATCCCCAAATTCAAAATCATGTCCACCTGGACAACAATCTCCTATTCTTTGTGCATCTCCTTGTAATGTCCAACCTGTGTTTCCATTATTAAAATCACCATTAGTAATTAAATTACCAGTTGTTTGACTATCTGCCAAAACCATTAATGGAAAAAATAGAGGGATTAAGTATTTCATTCTCTTTCAGGTAAGTATATTTCTTGTTCGTTGTTGCCATAAACTGACATCGTGCCTAGTGTAACTGAATGTGTGGCACAGCTAGTTAAAATTAAAGATATAAATATAACTCTAATCATTCCAGGTCATGCTCGGTTTAGTTCCACCAGTATTTCTTAATTCGTTTTTTCTTTTTTCAATCCATTTAGCTTTAGCTTTCTCGCCAATTAATCCATCAATAGGACATGGTGTACCTGCGTTCATCATAGCTTCCCATACATTTTCATCTTGGCACATCAAGGATATTGCTGCAACTTTCATGCCAAGTTTGGCTAGAACAGACACAGACTTTCTTCTTTCACAGTTAGGGTCAACATAATAACTTCCAAACGTGCCTGAAAAACCTATTACTGTAACACCTGCTGCTAGTGGTATAACACAGCTATCTTGACCATATACACTCATAGCAGGAGCTGATGAGCTGTTTACAGCAGTTTTAGTATTTGTATTGTTATTGGTACTGTTAGTAGTCGTAGTGTTGCTAGATGAGCCTGATTGGTAGATTGTACTCGATTCGTACCCACCAGTAATTGCTGTGTTAGATCCTGCGTTATTTGATTGAGTGTTGGTTGTTGCACCAGAAGATGTAACATCACCTATTGCATCAGCTATTCNATAAGCCAATATAATTACNATCATTANNNATAAACATTGTTTTGCTAAGATTTTCTGCATTTCCATTTCCTAAGTGCTAGTGCCTTCCTTGTTGGTCTGCCCTTAGAATCTTTCATAGGGCCTTTAACACCACCCATTCTTGCACAAAAACTCTTTCTTCTTGCTGCTGCTTTAGACCCTTTAGGTGCTTTACCTGTTACAGGTCTTTTAAGATTAGCTCCTGTAGTTCTTTTAAAAAACTTTCTACCAGCTTCGTTTAATCCACCAGTTTTATTTTGATATTTCTTAGCTACCATTTTACTTCCTAGTTAATGATCCACCAAAATATAGACCAATGATTGAAAATATTGTGTGTGATTGTAATGGGCCAATAACAATTCCTGTCATAGGTTGCCATTTAGTTACATCATAATCACTAGCAAATATCCACCACCCTTCAGAAACTGTTTCTGTGTAACCCATATATATTGGTATATCTACAAAAATTGGAGCAACGATTGGTACTACAATAATGCTAAATACACACATTAAAGCTATCCATCTACGAGTATGCTTAGTATGTGCATCTTTAACATCACGAGCTTTGTCGGTTTGTTTTGCTGCAAATCCTGCTCGTTGCATTAATAACTTTTGTTTTTCAGCTTCAGCTTGTCCTTTCTGTGCCATAATAGACATAACACCACCTAGTACAGTAGAGCCAAGCATTGATATAAGTTCCATTGGTATCATCTTTCTTTCCTAAGTTCTTTTAATTGATTTTTTATATAATCTTCTATTATTGCATTTTGCAAATTAATATTTGTAAAATAAGGACTATTAGATTTTTTAGCTGATCCAATAACAGAATCTGTTGTTGGATTTAAGGTTGGTATAAATTTATTATTACTAATTATTGTAAATTTTTTTAATTGACTTTTAGCTTCTTTTAATGGATTTTTCATAGTTAAAGCATCATAAAAAACATTTCTTCCCATAAAATTAGATGTTGGTGTTATTCCTAATGCTTTATAATTGTCTAACACAGATTTGGCTTCTTGTTGAAATTCATAATCAGCTTTTATTGATTTAAAGTATGTATCATATACTTCTTGAGAATCAGTAATAGTAGGATTTTTAACAATATTATTAAATTGTAATCCTGAATCCCTCATATCTGTTCCTAATCTTTGCAAATCCCTTCTTAAATTAGCTGTTAAATCCATTCGTTTTTCACGAAGTCCGAATAGTTGCATAGCATCGTTTTCATTTATTGAATAACCATAAGGAGATATACCATATTTATTTGGATATTTTCCTGTTTCAGGGTCTTTTACTAATTCTTGTTTTTCCATAGATGTTTCATAATGCCTTCTTTTGTTAAAAAATCTTTCTATATCAGGTGGAATAAATGCTTTTAGCCCAGTTGTGCCATAAAAACTTACTCTATCTTCAGCATCAGTAAGACCTCTTGGAGTACCAACCATTATGTCATATATAGCTTCTGTAATAATACTTGGCCCTGCGTAAGGCCCTAGTGTTTCATCTGCTGCTGCTACCATCATTTTTATGTAATCAGCATCAGTTAAATTTTTATCAAAAGCTCCATTTGTTAAAGCATAACCATGCTTAAACATAGCTTTTACATATTGATATGGGTCTAGTGTTCCTAGGTTATAATAATCTATTCCGACATGACCATTAGTATCTACATTAATAGGCCCTGTAAAAACTTTAGGTGCTTTTTGTTCCCAAGGAGGAGATAGGTTTGCTATTGCTTGTGCCATTTCTGCTGTTATATCATACAAGTTCATACTTGCGTCCATAGCCATTTCACCTGCTGTACCAGCAACCATTAAACCTGCTATTCTTTTTGCTCCTGCTTGGCGAACAAGAGATACCTGTTCTTCTGATAATTTTTTACCATATTTTTCTTCAATATTTTTTACTGTTTTCCCACTAACATCTTCGTATGCTCTTTTAAATCCGTTTTTGCTAGTTCTTAATATTTCTAAAGGCCATGCAACAAAGTTTCCTACAGGGTATTTTCTTAATTGTTTAAAAAATTCAGGTACTAAATTGTAATTAGGCATTGTATCTCTGGTTATATTAGCAGCATAATCATCTAAATCTTTACCTGTTAAACCAGTTGCTTTCCCATAAATTTTTTTCATTTCCTCAAAATGAATTATTTTAAATATGTCATCTTCAGCTTGATAAGTTTTATATAAACCTTTTATTCCTCTTGCTACAGGTTTTACACCACCAGTTCTTACTGTTTCTTTTGTAAGATTAGTTAAATCTTTTGCATAAGAATCGCCTGACTTTGTAATTTTTTTATTAAATTGATCTCCAATACCATATCTGTCTATATCTTGAAAAGATGCTTTAAGTTGTCCTATGTTTACATTAGAGCCTATAACTCCTTTTTCAATTAAACTTTTTAAATATTGAGTTGCTGCTTCATCTCCTCTTTCAAAAATATCAGCATATAATGCTTTATAAGCATTTTTTAAATTTCTAGGTTTAAATATTGCTAAAGGTATTCCACTACCTGCCATCATTACAATATTACCATTAATATTTACTGTATGAGTTGTAGGGTTAAGAGCAGTTTTTGATGCTTGAGAAACTGCTTTAGTACCCATTATTAATTGACCTAAAATGTTAGTTTTTATAGCAGGACTAAACCCTTGTTCTATTGCGTTAATAATAAAAGGATCATTTGCATATAAATATTTTAAAGGGTTAGTGTAACCATCTTTTAAACCTGATGTATTTTTAATTCTTATAGCTGCTGCTTGTGCAAGACTTTTATCCATGCCTTCATCTAGTGCTTGTGCAGGTATAATCTCATCTCCTGTTGCAGGATTTATAGTTCTCCCTCCTCTTTGATGAGGTTTAACTTCAACAGCATATCTTTTTCTTAACATTATTTCTCTTATCTCATCAAGAAATTTAAACTGTGCTGTAGTTTCTCCTAATTTTTCTATAGTTGTAAGGTAATTTTCAAAAGAACCTCTTTTTTCTCCATATAAATCTCTTAACCATTTTTTATCATCTAATTTTCTTTTTGTTTTAAGTTTGTTTTTAACCAGGTTTGCATTAATTAATGTTTCAGTTATTTCTGCATTATTACCTGTATAATCAACTATTTGTCTTATAGCATTGGGTATATCTTCTGCTGCTACCCCTGCTTTCTTTAATTCTTTTTCTGCTGTTTGAAACATTTTATCAACTTCTTTATCTTCTAATGTTTTATTTAAATATTTTTCAGCATTTCCTTTTAAAACTTTTCTAAACTTAGGATCATCAAATATTTTATATGAACGAGTCAAATATGTTCCTTTGTTATCTCTAATTGTTTTGCCTAATTTAGAGCCTTTGGGCAAATATTTTTCTAAAGTTGTAGCATACTCATCTACTGTTGTACGCAATTTTAATAATCTTTCAGTAGTTTGTGGTGCTATTTTTTCTAATTCAGTAAGCCTTTTAGCATAAGCAGGGTCATTTATATTGTTAAATAAATCATCTAAATTTTTAGTGCCTTCTTTTGTACTAGGATCAAAAAGTTTATTATCTTTTAATTCTTTTTTAGTATATAGCATCAAATTCATTGTTTTGTATTTTTATTTCTTTTAAAGTTGCTTCTGGCTCTTTGTCTGCTTTAATTAAAGCATTTCTTAATTCATCATCTTCTATTCCTCTATAAGCAGAAAAATACTTTCCTTTGATTTGACTTGCTTTTTCTAAAGCTGGGTTAATTTTTGTTACATCTAAAACAGTTTGTACTAGTTTTGAGTTTTTTAATTTTGATGCTCCCTCGGAAACATTAGCCCATGTCATTCCAACAGCTTTAAAATTAGCTGCTAATGTAGCAGCAGCAGGAGTTCCTACTGCTAAATTATTTAACCATGCGTTCATATATGCTTGTGCAGATGTATCGTTAGGTTCTACATATAGTTTTTCTAAAGCTGGTCTAGTTTCAGGAAATGAATCATATATAATATTAACCATATTTTCATCAGGATCATCTATAAAAGATGCAGCAGTATCTATATATAAGCCATCTTTCATAAACTTTGTAGTTTTATTTAAATTTAATATATCAAATTTTTGTTTAGGATTTATTGCTCTAAAACCACCTCCAATAACTTCTTTAACTCCTTTCCCACCAATTAAATAACTAGCTATTTTACCTACCATGTATTCAGCATCAGCAGATGATAAATCTCCACCTGTTGTTGTTATTCCTTCTCCATGATAAGGATCTAAAAAAGAACCTATATTTTGTTTAAAACTTACTGGTAATTTATCAAAAACTTGTTTATCTAAATTATATAAAGATTTTTGCATATTTTCAGGTAATAATGTTTCTAATCCTATTAAACCTAAATCTATTATTCCTAAACCAATTTCTCCAGCAGTTCTGCTTAAAGTTCTTGTGTTAAATCCTAATAATCCTTCATCGCCAAATCTTAAATCTTCGCCTTTTTCGGTAAGCTCATAATATTGTTTAACAGCATTATCATATTCTTGTCTGTCTATATTATTTTCTATTAAGTATTGATTTCTTAAATCTTTATATAATTTTTTTTCTTCTTGATTCTTAGGACTATCAATCCCTAATTCTTCAAAGTCATTTAATATATTATGAAAAGATTGAGATTCTGCACTTAGTGCATAAAATTTACCACCTTTACTTTTTCTTCCAATATCTGACATTATTCTAACTCTTTTTGTTTAACAGGAGTTTGTTTTTTACCAGATACTCCAGAAGATGTTTTGGCTTTATTAGCTTTGCTAATTAAATCTATCATTTCAGGACTAGCTATATCTAAATCTTTAAAAGATAATTTTCCATCTTTTACTTCAATATTTGTATATAACTCATTAAATATTTTTGTAGAGTAAGCATTAGCTGAAGCATAATCTCCAGTAGATGTATATTTTTCTATAGCATTTGTAACTAAATTATTATAAAAAATAGGGTATTCT